AGCGATCCTTAGACAGCATGGAGCAAATGTAGTGTATACCTTTGCTCAAAATTCATCTGGTATTTCGACTATGGCTTATGCTAATTCGAGCTACCCTATCGCTAATGGTATTTCTTTAACTAACTTTGTAGTAGGAAGTATTGCAGAGATACAGACTATAGAAGCAGGTAAAAACTATGTAGATGCCCCCACCCCTACTATTGTTGATCCTTTTATTCAATCTTTCTTAATAACTGCAAACAGTACTACTGGTGGTACAGGAACATTAGGAGAAAATGCAAGAGTAACTGCTTCTATTTTAAGTGATAATATTATTACAGAATTAAATGTAGTTGATCATGGTGTAGGATATACTGAAGAGACTCTAACTCTTGAATCACCTGCTACAGGAACTGCAGCTATAGTCGATGTAACTTATGGTGGCGTAGCTAACGGTCAACAAAGATACTCATCTACTAAAAGTTTCTTAAGTGAAGCTGAAATTAGATTACAAGATAATGATTTTTATCAATCATATGCTTATGAGCTTAAAACTGATATAGGGTTGAATGACTATAAGAGATTTATTATTAGCTCTGCACATCCAGCAGGTAATAAATTGTTTGGTAGATATTTTGACTCGCAGCCAGCTAATTCTAATATTATAGGATCAGGAGAGATTGAAGCAAGATTATCAAGTGGGTTACCTACAGCTTCGTCTCGTTTAAATGCAAGACCCCTTGGTGTCTCTCGCCTAAATAAACGAATATAAGGATTATTATGCCAAGTACTGTAACACGACATCTAAAAACACATATGGCTCAACAATTTCTTGAGTCTGTAACTGAGGGACCAAGCTCTAGTAATAATAGTTTGGTTGATACCTATTATGTTGCAGTTGGTCGGCAAAACGCATATAATAGTCAAGATGGAGGTAGCGATGCTAACCCTCCTTCGCCTGATACTTCCGATCTAATTCTTGATACTCTCTGGTTTAAAAATTTAATATCAGGTAAAAAAATTGGTGCAGGTGATGTTAGTTTAGGTGTAAAAAGAATTGACTGGGTTAGCGGTACCCAATATGCACAATATGATAGTTTAAATGCTAATAATTTTATTGAAGCAAGTGCTAATAATGTAAATAATTTTTATGTTCTTACTGATGATGATAATGTTTACAAAGTTATTTCTAATAATAAAAGCGCTAACTCTATTATTAAACCTACATCTACAGCTACAACTGGTACATTTTCCACTTCTGATGGGTATAGATGGAAATACTTATTTACTCTTTCTGCAACTCAAAAAAGTAAATTTTTATCCTCTACAGTAATGCCAGTTGCTGATTCTACTGGAGCAGGAACGCAAAGAACTATTGAAAATAATGCTGTAGACGGTACTATAGATCATATTCAGGTAACTAATGTTGGTACTGGGTATGATGGTCACGCAAATTGTACAGTATCGTCTTATAATACTACTACCAAAACCGTAGTTTTAACCGGTTCAGAAGTAAATAATACTATAAATGATTTATATAAAGATGCTTCCCTTTATGTTTCAGCTGGAACAGGTGCAGGACAAATTGAAAAAATTATTTCATATAATGCTTCAACTAAAACAGCAACTTTAAGAAATGCCTTTTCAACAGCTTTAGATACTACCTCTACTGTTGTTATATCACCTTCAGTAAGGATTACTTCTCTAGATAATCCATCTATAGTTGCTAAAGCGTTCTCATCAGTGTCGGGTACTGGTAATACTATTTCTGATATAACCATGGTAAATGTAGGTAAGGGTTATAATAGAGCTGAAGTAAATATATTTGGTAAATTAAATGCTAATAATGTAAGTATTATCGGTGAAAATGCGACCGGTCGAGCTCTTGTGTCTAATAAAGGAGGTCACGGTCACAGCGTTGTAAGAGAGCTTGGAGCAGATAAAGTTATTATTAATGCACAACTTACAGGTACTCAAACAGGTCAAATACCTGTAGGTACTCAATTTAGAAATGTATTGCTATTAAAGAATCCAGTTTTCGCTAATACTAGACTTTCTGTAGAGGGTAATGTAGAAGGTAATAGTCAAATTAAAACACAAAATGCTGCTTCAGTGGCTTTACCTAATACCTTTATTCAGTTTACAACCCGTTTAGCAATCACTACTAGTGACCCTAGCAATAGAACTTTTCCTATAAATGATATTATCAGAGGTCAAAGTACTAATGCAACAGGTAGAGTAGTTTCAGCTAATACTACTCGAGTAGTAGTAAATTATGTTGAAGGTGCTGGTGATAATAAAGCTACTACTGTTACTTTAGGTAGTCACTCGTTTATTACATCACGTTTCGCTGCAGGTGAAACAGTCGAAAGCAATACTATATCTGGTTTATCAGCAACTGTAAATGATGTTACTCATCCTGATGTTATAAATAGATTAGGTGAAGTTTTATATGTTCAAACAATTAAACCAATTACCCGTCTACCAGATCAAACTGAAGACTTTAAAATTGTATTAGATTTTTAAGAGTAAGACATGTCAATTGAAACAAATCTTAATGTAAACCCGTATTTCGACGATTTTTCCGCGAATAATAATTTTAATCGTATCTTATTTAAACCGGGTACTGCTGTACAGGCTAGAGAACTTACTCAGTCACAATCTATTCTTCAAGATCAAATTGAAAAAGCACAGCTTGGTCTAGGTTTAGTAGAAGGTTCTATTGTTTCAGGTGGTGAAAAGATTTTTAATACTAGACAAAACTCTGGTACGCTCAGATTTATCAAAGTTTCAGATAGTAATGCTAACGGCGATGTTGTTACTGTTGATAATTTTCTTAAAGGTAACTCGACAATTTTTTCCCATAGCGCTGATACTTCTATAGCAGCTAATAATAAAATATCTGCTAAAGTTATAGCAGTTGCAGACGGTGCACAAGCTTCAAGCCCTAATCTTAAAACTTTGCTAGTTAAATATCTCAATAGTGGTGGTGCTAATAATTCAACTCAAGAATTTGCTGCTGGCGATTTGATTATGATGCCTGATGGTACCGGTTCAAATATTTTTGCTCAGGTTGCAAATGCGTCATTCACACCTGTCGGTAATGCTTCTTCTGCTTTTGTCGACAGCGGTGTACTGTATGCTAAAGTAGCTTTATTAATATACCTTCACAAACTATAATTATAGACAAATATAATGATATACCTACCGTACAAGTTGGATTTGAAGTTAATGAAAGTATAGTTAAAGCCGCTTCTGATACAAGTCTTAATGATCCCGCTTCAGGTACTACTAACTTTAATGCTCCTGGTGCAGATAGACTTAAAATCGTTGCTACATTAAAATCTAAACCCTATAATTCAAATAATAGTATAGTTGGCGCTAATAGTAAACCATTTTTTGGTATTACTAAGCTTCTAGCAGGAGAAATTGTATCTGCTCCTGTAAATAATATTGAACGCTCATATGATGCAATTGGTGATCGTTTAGCTACTAGAACATATGAAGAGTCTGGTGACTATATTCTTACCCCTATTAAAGTTAGAGTTAGAGAACACTTAAATGATGGTACTAATGAAGGTGTTTATCGTACTAGCGGTGATGGTATTGTAGGAGATTCGAATAAATTAACTGTTGAGCTAGAAGAATGCGTTGCATATATTGGTGGTAAGCGAGTTAAAATTAATTCATCAAGAAGACAAGAAATTCAAAAAGGTCTAGAAACTGAAACTCTTAATAATCAGATTGTATCAACTACATATGGTAGTTACTTTCTAGTTAAAAATCTTTGTGGAACTGTAAATATAAAAGAAGGTGCAGCTGTTTCTCTTCGAAGTTCAGCTCAAAGAGGACCAGTTGAAACATCGTTTGGTGGTAAAGCTGTAACAGGTACTCAAATAGGTACTGCTAACGTTGTAAGTATTGAGTATCATTCAGGCAGTTCTGAAGAACCTATTGCATCTGGAGGCGCTGAAGCTAATACTAACTTCTTTAAAGTATTTTTAACTAATATTAGCGGTGTAACTGCTGACTTTAGTGCTCAAAAAGTTAAAGGTATTTTTATTAAAGATGGAGGAGGATCAGGTGTAAATACTTTAGCTGATACTGTGCTTGATAGTAACGGCGATGCTAATCTTAAAGAAACTAATCTTTCAAGACTCTATTTTGACCTAGGTACTGAAGCTACAAAAACAGTTAAATCTGGAGGAGTTACTGATATTAGCTTCTTCTTTAAATATACATCTAATACTCAGTTCTCTACTTCAGGTATTTCAGAATTTCCACTTCCAACTATACCAGTAGGTGGTACAGATCAATTTGAAATTGGAACTACTAATAGAAATGCTTCAACATCTGAATTAAGAAACTTTATTATTTCTACTAAAGTAGCAGCTAAAACTGCCGACCTAGTATCTCAATGGTCAGGTACTATGGCTATTTCAGCAGGTTCTAATACAGCAACTTGCGGTGGTGATCCTAGAAACTTCCTTAAACCAGGTGATCTAATTGAAATAGCTAACTCAACAGCTACTTTATCAAATAGAATAATTTCTACTGTTACTTCTACTAACTTTACAGTAGTAGGAAGTTCGCAAATTACTGGTGTACAGATGGGTAATAATACTACTGTTAAGAAGGTATTTCCTAAAGGTTATATCTTCGATTTAACTAAAACAAGTAGTAAAAATGGTACCCGTGAAGTTAATTTTAATATCTCTTCAGGCAGAACAAAGATTGATCTAAAAGAAACGTTCGAGAGCGCAGTAGCTTGTGATGTTACTTTTAATATTCGTCGTAATAATGGTCAGCCAGCTGCAAAATCAGTAAGAAGAGATAGAATAACTAAAATTGCAACTTCAAATGCTGAAAATAAAGCTCTAGGTCCATGGAGCTTAGGTGTTAGTGATGTGTTTAAACTTAAAGAAGTTTACGTTACTACTGGTGATTGGTCTACTTCTGGAACTGATAGAGTAAGAGATTTTGAGCTAGTTAAAAATGACGACCCAGGTATTTACAAAAATTCAGAGATTAAATTGCGTCCAGGTAAACCTTCTATTACAGAAGGCGAACTTATTACTGCTGTTTATGATTATTTTGAACACGCTAATTCAGGTGGTTTAGGATTCTTCGCAGTAGATTCATACCCTGTAAATGATAATAATACTTCATTTAATGTATCTACTGAAATCAATACAGCTGAAATTCCAGTTTCATTTGATACTAATTCTGGTAGAGAATTTGATCTTCGTAATATGATTGATTTTAGAAGAAGTACTAGACGTCAAGCTAACGCAGCTGCTACAACATTAGGTAATGCCAAACCTATTAATACTGGTAATACTCAAATGAAGCATTCAGGTAGTACTTCTATTCAAGGTCTTATGACTCCAGTTATTAATAAAAACTTTAGCGCTGATGTTGAAGACTTTTTACCTCGTATTGATGCGGTATTTTTAACTAAAGACGGTGATTTAATTATTAAGAAAGGTAAGTCTGCTAGAAGTCCTATAAGACCTCCTGATATTACAAATGCAATGCCTATTAATACTATACGTATTAATCCGTTCCCATCTTTATCTATACCTGCTGCTAGAAAATTTGAAAGACCAGATTTAGCAATAAGACAATCACAAACGCTTCAAAAACGCTATACTATGAAGCATATTGGTTCATTAGAGAAGCGTATTGGACGTTTAGAGTATTATGGTGCTTTAAATCTACTAGAGCAAGCTGCTAAAAATATGAACGTTAAGGACGCTAATGGTGATGATAGATTTAAAAATGGCTTTTTTGCGGACCCCTTTATTGGTCATAATAATGGTGATAGTACTTCACCGCTTTATAATATTGCAAATCATAAAAGAAAAGCGGAAATGAGACCTAGATTTGATGAGAGTATTATTGATCTTAAAATTAATAGTTCTCAATCAAATAATATGGTCATAAGACCTGATGATGTTATTGTTACTGTAAGTACTTCTGATATTCAAAATTGGAAAAAAGGTGTTAAAGTATTTAAAGGAACAACTTTCCCAGGCACTGCTTCCGGTACAATTTATGCTGTAGCAAATACTGCAGGAGCATTTGGTACTACTCAAAATTATAGAGTTTATCTAGAGGATACTGTAGGTAATATATCAGCTTCTGATAACATTAAAAGACAAAACGGTTCTAATACCCACACTGTAGTTGCAGTTGAAACTCCTCCTGACGGACCTGTAGCTACATTAGACTATACACATGAATTATTAATTGAACAGCCTTATGCTACTAAAGAAAGAAACCCAGTTCAAGAGCTTGAATTTAACTGGGCTGGAGAATTAAGACTTTATCCAGATAGTGATTTCTTTAAAGATATTCAACAGCAGCCTGATATAACAGCAGAAATAGATCTCTATACACCTATACAAGCGGTTGCTGATGTAATTGGAACTCAGTATGATGACTGGGAACCTGTTGGTCCTCCTATTGATGTAATAGTTTCATCTGATACAATACAAGCAGGTCGTATAACTCAAACAACTAATGTAATTGAATCTACTCAAGAGTTTGAAACTACCGGTAAAGAACTACTTGTTACTCAAGATAGTTATACTATTGATTTCGGTAACGTTATGGAAAATGTAAGCGTTATTGAATATATGAGACCAAGAACTATTGATTTCTTTGGATTTAGAATGAGACCTAATACAAGAGTTTATCCTTATTTTGATGATACTCCTGTCAGTGAATTTTGTATCCCTGCTCAAGATCCAGGCGATACTTTTACTAATTTAGGTTCTGATGGTGCTTTTATTAATGTAGCGTCTTCTTCACTAGGTTCTGCTTTAACTACTGACGATAGAGGACGAGTATTTGGTAAATTTAGAATACCAGGTGGTCCAGATAGTAATGTTCGCTTTAGAAATGGTCAAAAACAGTTTCAACTGTTCGATGTAGCTAACCTTGTAACTAAGCGCGATACTATAACAACTTCAGCAGTAGGAACATATTTTTCATCTGGTATTTCAATAGCTCAAAAGAATATTTCTATAGATGTTAAAGCTGCTGATACCCAAATAAGTCATGTTTCAAAAGACAATCCAGGTAAGTATTCTGAAGTAGACGATTTCACAAGAACAGAAGTAACTACAGATGTTAGAATAACTCAAACTAGAAGAGCTCGAGATCCAATCTCTCAATCATTTGTAGTACCTGATAGATTTTATGGAGGTATGTTCTTAAGTAAAATCGATTTATTCTTTGCAGCTAAATCAGATACATTTGGTGTTACTGTACAAATTCGTGAAATGGAGAACGGTCAACTTACTGCTAATAAACTTCCGTATGGATCGGTTACTTTAGGACCTTCTCAAATTAATATTGACGCTACAGGTCAAAATGATATACCTACTCCAGTTATTTTCCCTACTAGTGTTTACTTAGATAATGAAAAGGAATATGCATTTGTAATTATACCGGAAGCTAATGATCCTAGTTTCAGAGTATGGACTGCAGAGCTTGGAGGTACAGATGTACGTACAGGTGAGCTCATTGCGCAGCAACCAGCAGTTGGTGTAATGTTTGTCTCTTCAAACGATAGAACTGCTAGACCTATAATGAATGAAGATATTAAATTTAATCTTTATAGAGCAAAATACGATGATACTAAAACAGGTGTTATGTATTTTGAGAATGATAATTCTGAGTTTATTAGATTTGCTAATACTGAAAACGGCAATATGTTAATCGGTGAAAAGGTACGTGGCGCCTCTTCATTGGAAATAGCAAATACTAGACTAGTCACACAAGGAGGAGTGTCATATGCTGGACAAACTAACTCAAGTAATATCCCAGTTGGAGCAACAGTTGAAGGAATTACTTCAAAATCTAAAGGCAAAGTTAGAAAAATTGTTTTAAACAAGTTTGGTAATACAGTAGCTGCTAACTCTGGTACAATATTGGTTGATTCAGCCAATGTTTATACCGCAGGTGAGCAGTTAAGAATTAGATGGGGTGGTGATCAAGGTTATGGTAATAATGTGATTGCTACCCTTAAATCTACTCATACTCCTAACACTACGACAGGCTTTGTAAGATATTATAATCCTATTCAAGAAAAACTTACTATTAATTCAGTATCTAATACGTTTAGAGCTATAGGTGGAGGATTAGGGTTTGGTTACTTAAGAGGTCAAGTTTCTAATGTTTCTATACAAGTAGTTAATCTTCAGGATCTTAAGTATAATGAAATAGTTCCTAAGATTGTATTTGTAGAGCCTTCTAGAACAGATGCAGTATTCGATAATAAAACATTTTCTAATACGTTTGTTGCTTCTTCGGGACCAACTTACCAACCAATTTATCTCACTAAAGTTAATAAATTTGGAAATGAAAGAGTAATTGCAGGTAAAACCTCTGAAGCAACTAACATTGGAGGAGCAAAATCTTATTCATTAAGAGCTAAATTTACTTCTGAAACTGATAGATTATCACCTAGAATTGATACTTCGGTAGGCTTTGGTCTTTCAATGCTCAAAAATAGAATTAAAGCTGAAACTGCTGCAAATCTTATTCAAGAAATAGATCCGTCGCAAGATTCGGGTCATTCAAGATATCTTTCTAAAATAGTAAATTTAGCAGATGGCATGGATGCTGACGATATTAAAGTAAAAATTACTGCTTACAGACCACATAATTCAAATATTCGTGCTTATGTAAGATTTAAAGCTAAAGATGATCCTGATCCTATCGATAAGAAACATTTTACTCAGCTTGATATTATTTCTATCGCTAATAACTTTTCGAGTAGTTCAAACGAAGATGACTTTAGAGAATATTCATTTAATGTTCCTTCAGCAAATGCATCTTTATTTACTGGATTCTTAGATGAAGGTAATAATAATGTCCTTAAATATACAAGTAATACAGCGCCGAATCCATCTTTCCATACCTTTAAACAATTCCAAATTAAAGTTGTACTAACAGGTTCAGATAGTTCTAAAGTTCCAAGATTAGCAGATATTAGAGCTATTGCCCTTCAAACGGGTGGAGCTAACTAATGTCTTATAAGAGAATAGAAGGTGAAATACACTGGATAAAAGATACTACTAATGGAGCTATACTAAATACTGATATAGACGGCTTAGAGGCGTATAAGAAAATGCGTGAT